GGTGACGGGCACCGCAGGCCGCAGGATGCCGGTGGCATCGAGGCGCGCGCGCTGGCCGGTGGCGGCGCGGGCTCGTTGCGTGCCTGTTGTGCGGATCTGGTAGGCTGTTTCCTGAGAGAACCGCTTGCTCGCCTCGACCAGCCCCCGAATACGACCAAAAGAAAGCGGCCCGCCGATCGGTTCACTGCCCCAAAAGTCGCTGTCGGCCTCGAAAATAAGCCGATGTGTATTGGGTGCGGCCGGCGGGTCTTCTGCGTACCAGGGGATGATCTCAGCGGTCACGCCTGCCAGAGACAAAGCAAGCCTGACACCGCTGTCGTAACCCTTGGCCTCGTGCAACGCCCAGGCGTTTGCGACGATATCGCGGACACGGGCCTCCGAAAGGTTCGGGGTGATGAACTCCTCGACGGAATACTCAGCAATCAGCGCGGGCAAAGCGCTTGCCGGGCAAGCATAGGCGTCCTGGACGACAAATCGGGAAAGGTCCTGATCCGCATGCAAACGCGCCAGCGACTGCAGAAAGCCCTGATCACGCCTGCCTTGTATCGGGGCGGGGCTGATCGCACGCAGCTCGTCATCTGAAACGGCCAAGGTCATGGCTGAACCGTCACGGTCGCAGGGCCTGCGAGCGCGCCGTCACGAAACGCATCGGGGGCGACCTGTCGGTAGGCCAGCCCCAGCACATCAGCTTCGATCACCCCGTCGATCTTCTTGGCAGCGGCAATCAGATCTGACGGGATCACCTGCCCGCCCAGCGATAGACGCCAGTCGTCCAGCAGTCGGACCACTTCAGCCTCGGCCGGGGCGGTCGCCTCGGGCTTGGACACAACAAGGGTCAGATCGAAGGTAAAGGCGTCTGATGTCGGTGAAGCAACCTGGATATCGTCACCCTGAGGTGTGCGATCATCCGCCAGATAGGCCAACAATGAAGCCTTGTCCTGAGCGCCGATTTCCGGACCGTCTGACATGAGAGGTACGATACGGATCACGCCAGGCGTCGGTCGATCGACATTGACGTCGATGACACGGGCGTCCCAGTCACGCACAACGGCCTGATAGCCTGCCCGCGACCCACCGCGGCTGATCTTTTCCCAGGCTTGAGCGATCCGAACCCGATAGGCTGCGTCCGGCTCGGCTGCGACCCCACCAGATGGATCCGATGTCAGGACGGCCCGCGTCAACTCGGGCAGCGGATCGACGAGGCTGCCCTGGTCCCCTTCGCTAAGCTGATCTGAAAGCGGCCCCGGGACTTCGGCGATCAGGTCCACGTCGACAGTTTCGCTGCCAGCTTCCGCCAAGGTGGAAACCGCGACGACAAAACGGACGTTGCCGAACTGGATTCGCGTTCCAGCCGGGATGGCACGATTGGCGGTAAACACGCCGTTCCCGCTGAGCTGGCCACTGGCGACGGATGCCGAAGCAGGTTGGCGTAGCGTTGCCCGTCCCGCCCCGATCTCGTCCAGCCTGTTACCAGTGGCAAAAGCGAGCATGTTCTGCTGGATCGCGAATTGCTCTTCGGCACCACGCACGGACAGCATGTAGGCGATGACCTCCAGGATGTAGGTCTCCACCTGAGACGGCGCGAGAATGCGGCCGGTGGCTTGTTCGTATTTCTGAGTGGCCGCGCGAAGCAACTGCTCCGCGTCCGTTGTCACGAACTGCGGCGCGCCGACAGCTGCAACGACTTCAATGGGGTGGCGATCAGACATCGATGGTCACCTCTGTCGTCACAAATGCCTCAGCGACATCAGCACGCGGTCGCCATGCGATCGTCACGACAACCTTTTCGAACCCCGAAAAGTCTGCGGTCAGACTGTCGACGACGACGCGCGGCACATCACGCTCGAGGCAGGCACGCATCGCAGCGCCCAAAAATAGGTGCCGCACGCCGGATGGCCGGTCGCGGAATGCTGACAAGTCCAGGCCACGCTCTGGCGACAAGGGACACGACCCGGGTCGCGTCATCAACGCATGCCTGATCGATTGCTCGAGATCGCGCACGTCCGTCACGATCCGGCCGTCAGCCAGATCGCTTGAACCTGCGTCCATCTGCCAATGCAGATTTGTGATTTGATCGCGTTGCAGCATGCGCCATCGATACGCGCGCGCGGGCTTACCGGCTAACTGACCTGTCAGTCCCCGGTCTGGCCAACGCCATTGATCGTGGTGCCTTGCAAAGTGGTCTGACCGCTTACTGTCAGGTCTCCGTCGATCGCGACATTGCCCTTGAATGTTAGCGTCTGGCCGACGATGCGCAAATCGGCACCGGCCGCATTGCTCAGCGTCAACGTTCCGGTCGTCTCGTCATAGCTGATTGCCGTTCCATCGCCAAACACCATCGTCCAGGTGGTGTCGGCGTCGGCAGGCGGCGGATCGGCCTGGGAATAGATCGCACCGAGGACCACGCCGGTCTCGGCCAGGTCATCCATGACCACGCGCACGAGATTGCCGGGTCGCGGCCGGTTGAACGCCTGCGCACCCTTTGTCTCTGCCGCCAGCACATCAAGCCAAGGTGATGTGATCCCCTCGTCTTCAAACAGCACGCGGACCTGGCCCGCGCGCCCTTCTTGAACAATGCCGGTTCGCAGACGCATCACAGCCCCCGTATCTGGACGGTCGTGGTGTACCCGTCCGCCATGACGTGCTCTGCTGAGGTCACGAGGTAGCGCCCCGCAAATTCGCCCAGGGTCGGCCCGAGCAGAAGGACCTGTCCCGCGACGAGGTACGGCTCACCAACCACGGTCAACCGCCCACGCGTCCAGTCGTCGTTGGCACGCAAAAGACGCGCAAGGCAAAGGCGGTCCGCCTGCGCCTGCGTTTCCACCTTGTCATCGAGGATCAAACGATCGCCGGACTGAACCCTGGGGTCGCTTGCCTCGGCCGTAATTGTCGTGCGCGTAGCGGTATCGACGTATGTCAGCGTTGCAGACTTATAAAGACGCGCGGAAGACCGATCGATCTCCAAGTCGAGAAAGGCCTGATCCGACACATCGAACGAATAGGCCGGCTCCTGCGCGTCGATCGCGCGGCGATCAGCGAACACGAGCGTGTCACCCTTCGCATTGCAGTAGCAGCCCCAGTCCTCGGCCAAACGAAGCAGGAAGGCGAGATCATCCGTCTTGCTTTGGGTCACCCGCCTGAACGTGACATTCGGGACGGGCCCCAAAACCTGCATCCCGTGCCGGTTCGCGATGCGATCAACGATCTGTTGCAGACTGATTTCATCGAAGGCCTCACTGCGCGCGGTTCGCATGTCCTGCGAGGTGAACGCGCTCAGACCTCGGAACGCTGCGGTATCCCCGCCAGCACCGAGCTGGATCGACCTTTCGTCTATTCTGTAGAGCCCACAGGCGGCTTGGCCCGCTGGGTCATCCAGATACCCGATCCGCGCGGACACTTCGGTGCCTTCGATCGGCCCCAGGCCGCTACGCCAGCGCCCGTCAGGATCAGCAAGGGCAAACTCGATATCATCGACCTCACCATGATGAACGTCACGATACTGGAACCGCGTGACAGTCGCACCCAGCGGAAACCCGGCAAGTGTGATCGCCACCGTCGGCTGTCGGGCACTCATGCGCGCCAGGGCGGAACGCTGACAGGTGCCGCCTCCTCTTGCAGAACAGGCACGATGACGCGCATGCCCTTCTTCAGAACCAGCGGGGTCGGGCCAGGCGAAATCAGCTGCGGATTGGCGGCCAGGATGACATGCATCTTGCGGGCGTCGTTATAGAATTGCTGGGCGAGTGTATCCCAACGCTCCCCGCCTTCACAGATGTGCTCAAAATAAGCCATCAGCGCCTCACGAACGGGCTGATCAGCGCCCGAGCAAACGTTGCTGCGATACCCTGACCTGAGATTGCGCTGGACGCCTCGACCAAATCGACGCTCACCTCTGCACGTACGATCCGGCCAGCGGGTGACGTCTTGCGGCGCTCGATAGTCATCTGCTCGATCAGGTAGCCACCAACGGACAGATTGCCCAGAGAGAGGAAGAGCTGAAGAACCGTCCGAACCTGACGTGCCGATCTCAGTCTGTTGATTTCGGCCTCCACATCGCAAAACGTTTCGTCGAGAAAAAACCGAAGGCTGCGTGTTCTGTTGTCGTCTCCGAGATCTTGCAGGATCGGAGTGCCACGGACAGGGTTGTGGCGGACGATGCGCGCACGCTCCGTATCGCTTTGCCCAACCGGCCCGGTCAGCGGATCAAATCCAATCGGTGTATCGCCCAGCAAGCCCAACATCAGCTTGCCATCCGGCGCCGATGCGCGCGTGCCTGCTCCTGGCGGAGCCTGGTCAACAACCGATCTTGCATTTCAGCCTCCATCGCCTCGATCTCTGCCCTTACGGCTGCGGGCGTATCGCTCTTGATGTTGAAAGTCGGGCTGTAGCTGATGGCTGGGCCCGTCGTGCTACCGCCTCCCGAAACAGGCCTCGCGCGAGGTGTCGCTGCACTCGCCATGGCGACGCGAGTGCGCGCATTGTCAACGATCGCTCCGTTGGCGGGCGCTCGGAAAATTTCCGGGCCACGCTCACCAACCAGGTAATTCAGCCCCTTGGTTACAGGTCCCCCATTGGCACGTGCGCCTGCAATGGCTGGTCCGACGACTGAAACGCGCGGGCCTGGCATCGCAGGACCGGACACGGTCACCCGTGCGCTGGCAGCAGCGGGCAAGGTCGTGCGGATCACGTCGCCCATTATTTCCGCGGCTGCGCGGATTACCCCGACCTGCGACAAGAGGCCGGCCGCCAGTGACTGACCGATCCGTGCGCCATCAGAGCTGAGATCGACCGCAGCCGCGCCGGCCTCGATGCCGCGATAGGCATCGCCAACAACCTGCAGCGTACGCTGTGCCGCCTGGTCAAGCTGGGGAAGTCGGTCGCGCAGTGCGTCGGCCGCCTCGGCCGCGCCAGCCAAAGAGCTGACATCTGTCACCACTGCCTTTGGAAGCCCGGCCACGTCGGCAAGCATGTCGCGCATTTGCCCGGCTCGGCGTTGCCATTCGCCGCCGCCAGCGCGGCCTGCAGTCTCTAGCTGCGCCATTGCCGTCGTGGCGTCGATCGCCCCGGCCTGCAAGCGCTCGATGATCGCCGCGCCCTCGGCCCAAGCGCCAAAGCTGCCAAGCCCCGCACCTTGCGCCTTGTTGCGCAGCCTTTCCATCGGGTCTGTTTCGAACCAACCGCCCAGGTCAGGCGGGTCAGGCAGAATATCGGCCCAATTGAAATCAGGTAGCAACGACCGCCAATTGATGTTCGTCAGGAACCCCACGGCGTTGTCCCAGGCGCTGCGCAATCCGCCCAGCAAACGAGACCAGGGAATGGATGGCACCATGTTCCATAGGGCGACAGCCTTGGCCGTAACCCAAGCCTCCATCCGGCCCCACGCGGCAGCAGGATCCCCGATGAGGTCTGCCCAATCGATACCTCTCAGAAAATCCCATGTCAGCGTCAGACCTGCAACAAGCGCTTGGATACACCCCCAGGCTTCTTGAAGTCGGGTCGCCCCAATCTTGGCCAGCCAGTCGATACCAGGGATCGCGCTCAGGACAGACCCGATGCGCCCTGGCAAATCAGCAACCCAATTGATGGCTCCTGCGATCGCTTCGCCAACGCTGACACCCCAGTCTCGCCAGGTCTCGGCATTGGCGTCAATCGGCCCGAGCAGGTTCGTAAACCAGCCCCAAAGTCGCTTGGCTCCGTCGACGATAGGCGAAAGCAGACCGGACACCGGCGCAAAGGCAATGTTCATGCCCTCGCCAATACCAATGAAGAATTCCTTCAGCCCTGACCAGTTGTTGTAAATCCACGTGCCGGCCATCGCGATACCGACAATGATCGCACCAATACCAGTCGAGATCACAGCCAGGCGCAGAGCGAAAAGTGCGCCGCGCACGAGGTTCATCGGATTAAGCAGTCCGAGCAAAACAGATCCAAACCGCAGTGCACCATGCGCGAGACCGGCAAAGCTGAGACCGGCAAGATAGCGCACTGCCATGGCAGCGCCCGCACCGATCTGGAACAACCCCAGCGCTGTTCGCATGAGCGTACCGTGCAGGATGATCGCCGCGATCCCAAGGGCGAGATTGCGGTATCCACCCATCGCGTCGGCTGCGGATTGCACCATGGGCACCAGTGCGACCCAAGCGCCATACGCCCATTTGGCAAAAGCCTCCATGACCTTGAATCCTGACAGGATTGCACCCGCGACCTGCTCTGCCCAAAGCTGCATGTCGCCGCTCTGAAACTTGATGTCGAGCCAGTCTAGAAAGCCGCGCAGCCTAGACTTCATGTGGTCGAAGACACCCGCATCAGCGATCATTCGCCTGAAGCGGGTCCACTGGTCCATGAGGTTGGAGATGATGCCGTCCCAGGTGCGACTGATTTTTTCGGTGGCACCCGCGCTGCGCTCACCCATCCCGTCGATGAGCAGCGCGATCGCATCACGCCCGAGCTCACCAGCAGACATCATCTTCTGGATTTGTTCAGTGCTCTTGCCCAACTTGTCAGAGAGGATGTCATAAACCGGGATGCCCTTTTCCATGAGCATCGTCGCGCTTTCGCCTTGCAACTTGCCAAGCGTCTGCGCCTTCCCCAAGGCCAAGATCTGCGTCGACAGCATCTCGGTGCCCTGGCCGGCCGCGTTCATCGTATCCAGCAACGCCACCATCGATCCGTTTGTCGGATCGAGACCGAAATTGCGCATCTGCGCATAGGCCTGAACAACCTCGGCCAGTTCAAGGTTCGTGCCGGCCGCGAAGTTTTCGATCCAGGACATGGCCTCCTTGCCCTTGGCCGGGGAACCCTCCAGAGTTTCAAGCTGGATTGCATATTTCTCGAATTCCGCTGCAGGTCCGATGATCGCGGCTGCAGCGCCGGATGCAGCCGCACTGATGCCCGCAAAGGCCGCAGTCGCCAATCCTGCAGCTCCTGCGATGTTGCGCGCCCCGCTTCCCATCATGCTGCCAGACCTGCGCAAGCCTGCAATCTGGCGATCAATAACGCGATTTGTGCGCTCGATCCCGGACCGAAGGCCCGCCTGCGCCCGCTTGCCCGCGTCGACGGCCCGGGTCCACCCGCGCTGCGCGCGCGCACCGCGGTCAGAACCGCGCGCCGCGTCATTGCCCGCACGCGCACCTTCCCGACCAAGCAGGCGCTGGAGCCGCATGAGCTGGCGCATGGGCCGCGATGCGCGGTCCAGCACCTCAAAGATCATTTCGACCTTACGGCTCATCTGTTGCGGCTCCTTGCGTTTTCGACAGCATCCTGCTTCGCCTCGGCAATCATGTCGTCCAGCTCACGCCGAACCTCTACGAGCCAGGCAAATTCGTCCTCACCCATCGCGTTCAACTGGTCGTGGTCGAACCCTTTTTCGACCAGGTAAACGTGGTCGATGGGCGAGGTCAGTATTGGGGGGGCGACCGGTCGGCCTCGTCGTCATCGGAGGCGCGGCCGGGATTGTTGCCCTCAAACAGCAGGTCCAGCAGCTTGGCGGTGTCCCCCATCGGAAACTGGTCAAAGTCCGCCAGGGTGATTGTCTGCCCGTCGAAGCGACAGATGTTGATAGCAAGGATGCCACCAGCCTTCCCACTGTCGCCCTTGGAAAGCCGCTGCGCCTTCATCAGCTGGCCGTGACTGCGGAATTTGGGAAACGTGACCGTGATGCCGGTCTGGGGCAGGACACAGGTTTCATCGCCGTCGCGCGCTGCCTTGTAGGCGCGCAACTTGGCCACAACGTCACCTGCGGTTGTTGTCGCAGGCGACTGCGGTCTCGTTTCGTCGAAGCGGTCGGGGTCAGTCATTTGTCATCTCCGGGGGCGCGTGTGAGGTTGCGGGGCACCCGGACACCCCCACGACAGGCACCCCGCGATCCAGTTGTGCCCGCTTCAGCGATCACAGGCTGGATGAAGGGTCTGACACCATCAAAAAAGGCCGCACCCAGGGGATGCGGCCTCGAAGTTGGCGGGCGGGCGTACGCCCGCGCACTGGCAGTTTATCAGTCTGGCCAGACGTTGCGGCCACCGACCTTGTGGATGTTGGCGATCAGGTCGATCTCCACCAGGGGCGTCTGCTCGGTATAGATCCGCTGCAGAAAGGACGTGGCCACGGCCGGGATGGTCAGCTTGCGCGGATCCTTGCGCTTGAGCTGGCTGGCCTCGTTGTTCACCGGGCGAACGCGGCAAACTGTGACCAGCTTCGTCGACCGCGTGCGGTCCAGACCCTCTGGCCCAAAGACGTCCAGCGGTTCATGAAACTGCATGAGCACGGACGCTGTCGGGTCGTAGGACCATTTCATGATTTCCGGCTCGGGGTACATGAGCTCGATGGTCATATCGAGCGCGGACAACCCACGGGCCGGCAGCTTCAACACACCGACAGAGCCAAGCGTTTCATGCTCGATCTGCGTGGTCTCAAGGTTCGGAATATCGACCGTGGCAGAGACGCCGACGAGGCCTTCCTCGCCGAAATACACCTCGGCGTCAGTGATTTGGGTATGGCGCAGCATGGCGTTCTCCTCAGGCGGCGGACAGGCCGAGCGGGTTGCCCAGCAGGTTGATGTCGATTTCGCGGCGCACTTGAATGTGCTCCATGATCCCGATCGGAGCGTAGTCCAGATCGAAGGCAAAGCGGCCCTGGGCCACAGATGCATTCGTCGTGAACGTCCGGTCGAACCGGAACGTGCCGTCAGAGATCGCGGGGTCGTTGCCTGCCATCTTGGACTTCAGATAGGCGTTTGCGCCTTCCTCGATGGCTTCGATCCGCGCAGGGCTGCCAGGCTTGTCCTTGAACTCTTCCAGATACAGCGTCAGCGCCTCGGTCAGCACATCCTCGGTCAGCTGCGCATGCATGAAACTGCGCAGATCTGTTGACGCAGGGTGGGCAGACGATCGGTTGCCAGAGGTGTGCAGACCTTTTCCGAACCGACTTTCGACGGTTGCGTATCCCGCATCGCGCATCACAAACGGATCGCTGTCGGCCTGGCCGGGAATGTAGATCACGTCCAGCTCGGCCTCTTCGATGCCGTAAATTGGCTGATTGGACGGCGAATGATGCCAGCCCAATTCCTGGATGGTGCGCATCCAGACACCGGCAAAGGTGGACGAGTATGGCACCAGGACAGTCTGCTCGGCATTGGCAGGATCACTCATGCGCATGCGCGGCCATAGCGGTGTGATCCGGGTGCTGTCGAACTGGAAGTTGAACGCACCATCGGGACCACGCGCCTCGATCGCAGCTTGCAGTGACGTGGCGGCCGGCGCGTTGAGCAGCGTCCGCGCGCCTGTCTTGACGCAGAGTGTCGTCAAGGCGGCACGAACACCGACGCCTGCGCTGAACCCGGGCACATCGACGATCTTGGCAAAGCTGCCGAACCGGTTGAACAGCGTCAGGCCGACCTGCAGACCGGTGGCCCGGCCATCGGCCGTAAATCCACCAATGATGTCAGCGGCCGTCACGTCGGCATGTGTCGCATGGGTGTCCGGATCGAAGACATTGACGGCGTAGATCCGGCCAATGCCCTTCGGACCTGCTTCAGCAATGACCTGGGCCAGTGCCGTCGGCAGCGTGAAATCAGCGACGCGCGGGCCGTAGGCTGCGATCGCATCCTCAAGGTTGCGGATCAACACCGGCTGATTGATGTGCGCAGCCCTGTCGGCCGGGTCAGCGTGTACGTCGCCGACCGGCGCCGTACCGACCAGCAGCAGGGTCGCCGCCCGGCTTTCGGAGACGGTGATCCCGCCAACCGTGTCATCGATAAATTCGATCCCGTAAAAACGACCTGCCATCAGGCGTCCTCCCCGTCATTGGATGCGGCAGTCTTGGACTTGCCAGTGTTGGATTTCGGCGCGGCTTTGGCGGGCTTCAGATGCCCGGCCGCGACCATGCCTGCGACCAGCGTGTTGTCGTCAGGCAAATCGACGTCCTCGCCTGGTGTAAGCTGGATTTCCCGCCAGTCGGGAACGGTGGCCCCCGCTACGGTACGGTTTCCCATGCGGACCTCGATAAGATCGACAGGCCCGGAATACGTGTAGGTCGCCATCAGGCACTCTCCCTTGAAAAATCAGTCATCAGCGGTGCCAAAGGTTGGCGGTGTTGAACCACGACCGGCACTGCCAGGCGCAGCTCGAGGATGTAGGTGCGTCGCGCGGCCTTCTGATCGATCAGCCCATCGCGGACGAGATCGATGTCACCGCCGAGGATTTCTTGGCCCTGCAGTTCAAGCCTCAGGTTTTCGATGTCCTTGACCGGGCGCGATCCACCTGCCGCAGTCGCGTTGTAGATCAGATGGATCACGAATGACGCGGTGCGCAGCTGCGTCGCGGCTCCGGTGCCGTCCGTCGGCGCATAGGTCGATCCGCGATACTGCAGCAGAGCGATGCGGCCATGCATTGCATCGTCGAACTTGTCGGCATCTTCCGGAAAGATATCGACGAAGAATGTCGCATCGAGCGCTTCCTTCATCATGGCCTGAAGCGCATCTTCCATTCGCTCGATCTGCGTCTTTGGCAGGACATCGGTCATTTCAGAAACGCCTCGGCAAGTGGGGCTGCTGTCAACGGGCCACCTGAAATCCGCACACTGTCAGATGCGGCTTCGACTGGCAGCAGGCCACCATCGCGCGGATCAGTCAGATCGATCTTTCCGGACGCGATATCGCGCAAGCTATGGAGCGCGGCCTTGTAGCGCTCCTCGACCGTTTCGGTCATCTGCCCGGACACGCCTGCCTGGTTTCGCAAGCGGTAGCGGACGATGTCCTCCGCCAGACCGTTCAGCAATGCCGGCATGTCAGCGGGATCTGCGATCTGCGCGATCCATGGGTTACGGGCCACCACATATCCCGCCACCAGACTGTCAGCGTACTTGATGGCGCGGCCGATAGCCGCCTCGTCGATCGACCGGCCCTCTGGCGTGTTCCAGTCGCCGGTTCCGGCAATCTGCAACAGCTCATCCTCGCCAAAAGTGGCGATCAGTCCTGCGATATCGACGAAGCGGCCCATCAGGCTGTTGTCGCCGTGTTGCGATCTTGCGCGGCCTTGACGTCATCGTCCGTCACGACGAAGCCAAGCGTGGCCTCAAGCGCTTTGAGCGTATCGGCACGCGGCAAGCCATCCTTTTTGAAGGCGTCCTCACCGAGGGGCGCAACAGCCGTGGCGATGGCGTCCAGGCGGACCTGGTCGGGGTCGTCACCCGATCCGGACCCGTTTTGGGACTGGCCACCATCGCCAGCTGCTGCAGCGGAGCCGCCAGACCCCGGCTGCGCGGGACCGATTGCACCCATGGCGACAAGGCGCTTGGCCTCTGCGCCATCGATCTCGATCGGTTGCCCCGCCTCGGTGCGTTCGCCATTCAGACGTACGCGTCTCAGTGTCTCATACATCGCCATCAGCCCACGACCCCCTGCAGCAGGTAACCGCCCTCGGCACCGGCCAGCACGGGCTGCCAGTCCTCGGTCACGGGGTAGACCCACGACTTGCGGTTACGCTCGTGATAGGGCTGCTCGACGACGGGCGAGCCCTTCAGGCGGTAGGTGTAGCCGAATGCCGGAACCATGTAGTTCCGGGTCGGCGGCGTATAGGACAGGATCGCATCACCACCCCAGACGTCCCGGGCTTCTGCGTCGTCGGACGCGTCGTCGTCCAGCACGACCGCATCGCCGACAATTACACGCTCGATGTTGAAGTACCGCGCCAACATCTCGACGGTGATGCTGTCAGCGCTGGTGTACTTGAACTGCTCGCGGATCCGCGGGTGATCGCATGCAGCACGGAAGGCATCGGCCGACAGTGTCAGTTGGTTGGCGCGGCGTCCGATCTTGCGCCGGATCGTCCCCTGGGCATCGTCGATTTGCTGCTTGGGATTGCTGGCCTCATCGGTCCACTTGTCGGTCCCGGCCACCGCCTCTGTGTTGGTGCCGTAGTTGGACGGATCGCGGACCAGATCGGCGATTTCAACCTCGCGACCCAGTGCGATGATGTCCTGAACGGTCTCGACAGCGTGGCGGCCGAGGTCGATACCGGGCACCTGACGCGCTTCCTCTGCGGTCTCGGCAGGAACGAGGCCCTCGAGACTGTCCTGGATCAGCGCGATCGGATCGGATGCATAGCCGAAGGATACGCGCGTGGTCTCTGCACCAGGTGCGCGCCGGGTGGCGGCGCGACGGAAGCTGTCTTTGTTGAAGCGAATGACGCGACCGCCACGCTGCGCGATATCGACGTAAGGCAGGATCAAGTGCCCGATCATGCCGGCATTGGTATAGCCCCGGGCATGTTGCGACAGGATCGGGTCAATGACGCGGGCCTGGGCGGAATTCATATTGCGGGTCATCTCGACCTCCTTAGCGGATCAGGACGCGGACGCGCTGGTCCGGTCCGGTGGTTGCGGTCAAAGCGGTGCCGAACGGCGCAGCTCCACCAGAAACAGGCCGTGCGGCCGCGTTCGAGCTGACCTCTGCGCCAGCGGCAATCGCGCCACCGGAAACCAGGTCAACCACGCCGATCGCGGTGATCGGAAAGTCACCGCCAATACTGGCGTCCATATCCGCGACGCCTTTGACGGGCGTGTCAGCGCCAGCCGGTGCGTCATTGAACCCAATCAGCTGGCGCTCGGTGACCGGCGCTGTGGCCGTCCCCGTCAGCACAAGCGTGCGGATGCTTCCCATTACTGCGCCCATGATCAGGCTCCTTTTTCTTGAACGGCGATGGCAGCTTCGGCGAAGCTGATATTGGGGTTTTCGGCGTGATAGGCGCGCGCCTTTGCAAACAGCTCCATGCTGTCAGCATCAACCTCGTACCCATCGGGTGCGGAAAATGCGGGGCCACGCGCGCCGACACCGGGGTCAGCACCCAGATCAGTTTGACCATCCGGCAGAGCGGTTGGCGCAGATGATAGCAAGTCACGCAGCAGCTGGCGTGGTGCGACAGAGCGGGTTTCGCCGCCATCGGCAAAGGAGAGTTCCTCTGCGTCGGCAGGGATCGCACCCAGCAAAGCAACCAACCGGTCGCGGGATCCGGCAGCCACGTGGCCATCCCCGACCAGCGCATCGGCAAAGGCGGCATTTTCGGTTTCGGCCAATGCGCGCTCACGCGCGGCCAGGCGCTGCTCGCGCGCCGTCAGATCGGAGTTGGACACGTCGTCCTCCTTTGAAGTGAATGCAGGGGCCTGGGGCTTGGCGGTGGAAGCTGGTTGCGACCAGGTCACCGGTGGCTCACGGCGGACCGCTGGCCTTGACGGTGCGGCAAAGGCGTTGTCGGCAGGACCATCGCTTTCGGCCGCATCGTCGATCCAGTCGACGTACCACTTGTCGACAGCCTTATCGGCATCCTCGATCCCGAACTTGTCGATGATCCACTCGCGAAGCGACCGGAACACGCGCGCCGTGTCCTTCAGCCCATAGTCAGTGAATGCCGGACCAGAGAGCGCGATTTCGATCGTGCCTTCGTCATCCCCGTCGGAAAATTCGACAGGTGCCAGACCGGATACGGCTGGTGCCGCCCCACCCAGAAACCCGATGTGACGTGGGTAGTAGGTGCCCGGCTTGGGATTGTTCGGCGCATCCGGCGCGAAAAGCTTCATCGATACCTTCTTGTATCGTCCTTCCGTCACAGCGGACACAAAGCTGGGGGCAAGGTTGTCCAGCTCAGCGACGAGGATGCCGCGATCGTCCACCTCGAAACCACTCGCCCAGCCGAAAGCGGGATCATCGTGGGTCGGGTGCCCGACAACAACAGGCGCAGGCGCGGTCGTGGCATCGTAGGCGCCGGCGATTGCAGTGACGTCCGCCTCGGAAAACGCGTAGCTGCGCCCGTCCATTGCGGTGAAGGTCCCGGCACGAAACACTTCGATCCGTCGTTTTTGCGCGATAGGCTTGGTCATTACATCGTTGTCTCCCTGGCGCATCAGCTTGCGTTGGTGCTCTCATGGGACTTGACTACGGGACGGCACGACACTGCCCTACCTGACGGGTCATAAGGTGAAATTGCGCCGCCCGTGCGCCGCGTGCATGGGGTCGCGCGCGCAATGGGGCCGCAGGGCGATTTTAACGGTGGGTTAACGCACCATCAGCCCTCAGGCTGAACACAGGTGGCCTACAGAGCACTTTTGCGCTCAGCGGGCGAATTTTGGGGGTCATGGGTTTTCGAGCCAGTCGATCAGCTCTTCTTGCAGAATTTCCAGATCCTGGTCATCGAAGCCGAGGAACGGTCGCGCGGGAATTTCGACCTTCTTGCCGCGCCCGGCTTTGCCACCGAACTGGTGGATCGCGGCGTAGTCTGCCACGGCCCCATCGGTTCCAATCGTAAACCCCCTGCCGTCCGTCCGGTACGTAATCGATCCCGCCAAGTCGCCGCGCGCGCTCAGGATGCGAATTGGGATCAACCCATCCTTCTCCCGCTTTTCGATCGTGACTGGAGACAACGGCGTCCAGGGCCTGCGGCCCGGCCCCTCTTGGTCAACAAACCGGTCCCGCACGCGCTCTTGCTGATCAATGGCAAGGGCCGCCATAAGTGGCTGCGCATCCTCCAAGGCGTTCAAACGGCGCTGCATGTCGCGTGTCAGCGCCACGTCGTCAATCGTCCAGCTCAGTTGTGCTCCTGCCATATTGTCTACTTCCTTTCTAAGCGCAGGCGCTTTAACGTTTCAGGATCAGTTCGCAGAGTAGCCTACCGAAGCAAGGCCAATCTCCTCTGCGAGCGCGGTGCAGGGCGTCGGTGTCCCTGTGCTATTCACTGGGTCGCCTGTACAGCAAGGCACCATGCCGCTGCCTGTCGATATATGCCTGGCGTGCAGTGGCACTTCGACCGTCGGTCGGCAGTGCCGTTGTCGCCGACCAGCCATCCTTGCCTCGCGTGAACAAGAGCATGGAGCCCATTTCTCCGTCCCAGCGTAAATAGTTGCGATACAATCGCCAGCTGCCACCTTGCGTTTGCGCCCAGAACATCCAGATCTCATCAGGGTCGACCAGGGTTTCCGCAAGGCGCGCCATCTGGACCTCGCGCCCACGCTTCTTGATCTTCCAGGCACCTGTTGACGTCTTGAACAAGTCTTCGCTGACGGGAATGGCTGCACCGGTCGTGTCCCGGAAAGTAGCACCGCCATTTGGGCCGACCTGCGCACCAAATCTGCGCAGAAATGCATCGGCATAAACTGCCTCATCGAGCCCGGGTTCAAGCAAAGGCGCATCCAATGGCTTTGAGATGTCGGACAGATCGTCGAGTGCCGCACGCGGTCTCTGATAACCTGCCAGCTCGAGAGGCTTTTGCAATTCCTTCGGGACAACCCCTTTGTACCAGGATGCGCCGGGGGCATAGTCCCAGCCGAGATCTATGCCTTCAGGCATTTCGATTACTGCATCCGTCAGTGGATCCCGTACTTTCTTGGAGTTCAGCTTTGGCGCGGGATCCGGACCCTCTTTTCCAATCCGCTTCAACCCCTTTTCACTGACCGTTCTCACACCGCACGTGCACCCCCAGCCGTTGGGTGGATAGATGGTGTCCCAAATCGGATCATCACCGCGCAGCAGCAATCCATCGAGCGCCTCATGTGCAGGTCGGCCGACCTGCGGCGTACGAATGTCACCGTGCACATATCGCCAGTATGGCCGACGCTTCAGCATTTCGGGATCGCGCATTTGCGCCCAGCGGCCGGCCGCCCGCGCTGTTTTCAAATTGGTCTCGTAAATTGTCCGGGCACGCCAACCCAGTTCGCCCGAATGAGACCACCCGGCCCGCTGCACAATTGATGCAAAGGACGCCTTGAAGGCGTCGAACCCACCGCCGCCATCCATCGCCCGGTCCAGTGCCGCGCGAATATCCTCGACCAGTGCAAGGTCATCCGCGCCGGCCACCACAAACGCGCGATCATGAGCGGACCGCAGATAGTCGGCCGCAGATTGAGACGGCAGCGAAACCTTTTGGCGAAAGAACGCGAGTGCTTCATCGAATGGAACAGTGCCCAATGTCGGCTCAGCGAGTGCAACACCATCCTCTGCATCCGCTTCATCGATAACCTCGGCCCGCCCCATCAGTTCGGCCAACGCCAGCGCGTCTCCAAAAAGCGAGACATGCTGCGGGACGCGAACCTGACCTGCAAACGCAAGTAAGTCGGCGATCAAGGCCTCGGCATCGTCTGCCTTGTCGACCAATCGCTCCAGCTGGCTGACACGCTGCGACACTGTCTCCTGGACAGCTTGCAAGACAACTGCGGTCAGATCGTCTACGTCAGCTGCGACGGCATCCGCGAAAGCCGGATCATCGGAGTTTTTTTTTGAGCCTCCGTATCTGTCGCGACTGCCCGGACGGGCCCGCCAAGGATTTCGGCAGCCATACCTTCGGGATCTGCCGGTTCAAAGCCGCTGGCACGTGCCGCATCCAGCGCGGCAAACTCGGCCGTGCGCCGCACCGCGCGCTTTTCGAGGACAGCCTCTTCAGCCATCTCATTCGACATCCGCGGCCGCCAGACCGTAGGCAACGCAGCACCTGGGTAATTGGCATCGACAAGCCATCGAATGACACTGCCATTCAGCGTACCGCTCAGCAGATCCGCATCACCATCAACCAATACATCCAAGATGCTCGCGTGGGTCTCAGAAGCCGCGCGTGCGCCGACATCACCCATTTCCGTCGTCAGCGTCTCACCCAGCACCGCCTTGCTGATCTCGCTGTTCTGGAACTTGGCAAAGCTGTCGTAGTCACCCGATCCACTTCGCTGACTTTCGAACGTGTCCAGCTCGGTGCCCAATGGGATCGTGATCGAGCTGCTGCCAGAGATCGCGGACAACGTGTTCATGAGGCGATCAACCTCGGCAGCACCAGCGCCCTGGACGTGCTTGCCAACGGGAATGGGCGATGCAAAGCGCTCCATGTAGCGCATCCAGAACGCGAGGCCCTGCCGTTTGAACTGGACAGGCCAGAACAGCTTCGCGCCGAGGCCAATGCCGTAGGGGTTATTTCCCTTCACCCCGAAGCGGTGAACGATGAACTTTCGCTCTGGCAGGCGTTCACCCATCATCTGAAAGGTTGTCACAAGGCGCGGCTTCCAATTCAGGTCAAACACGAAGCGACGTTGCTCGAGACTGACAATCCGATCGAGCGTCTTGTGGCGGCCGTCCTTGCGGTAAACAGCCTCTCCAACCGCGAAGCCTTTTAGTGTGGCATCCAGCAATGATTTGCAGACGTCGTCGAAATCGATCCCGGCCAGCACGTCCTCGATAAACTCGGCAGCCTGGATGTCGATCGCCGCTTCGCCACCTGGCTTCACGATCCACTCGCGCGCGACCAGTTGCGCCTTGCGCTTGGTTAGCACGGCAAAAGCATGCGGATCCCGCTCGATCTCGTCGTAAAACTTCAGCGCCTGGATGCCGCCACGCGACATCAGCACATCGTCCAGCGGCGTTAGCACGTCTGTGAAGAAAGGAATGGTGATATCGTTCAGCGCGGTCGCGTACTGACCCATCCGCAATGTCGCGGCTTTCTGTTCGTCGGTCTGCTGAAGCTCTGTGCCTGCGGTGTCCGCCATGGTCTGATCCTCAGGATTTCACAGGCTGAGAGCGCAGGATCACATCCCGCCGCCCAACGCCGTTTGGACGCGACACGATGCCATCATCTTCAGCACGCTCGATAAGCCGAGCAGCAAGATTGTAGCGGATCATCAGCTTGTTTTGCAGGTGACTGGTCGAGGCCTTGCCAGTTGTCACAAGCAATCCGACCGCGCGCTGATAGAGAGCCTCACGATCCTCTTGGGGCTCTTCCGTCACTTCATCTGCGCTGAAGCCGACGATGCTGGCCTCACCCGCATTCACCATCACGCCAAGGCCATGCTGATCTTTCAACAGAACGGCAACAGGGCCCAGTGCGGCAGTCAAGCTGCCGACGAGGTTCAGCGCATTCACGCCCAACGCATTCAGTTTCTGTTCATCCAGTGCGCCATCGGTATCGGCGCGACCAGAGGTCAGTGCTACAATTTTCATGGGTGCTGTCCTTAGTTGCTCGGCCCAAGCCGGATGCCTGACGCATCGCAGGCCTGGCTGCCGTAGGTGAGTGAAAGCGTCCAGAGCATCTCCAGACAGTCGGGGCCGTCATCGTGGGCTGCAGTCGGGAACTGCTGCAGCTGATCGATCAATGTGCGGTGTGCGGAATGGAATCGGATCAGGCCCGCCGACACGGGCGGCTGTAGTCGCTCGATGCGCAGCAGCTTGTCCGCGATCGGCACAACAGGGATGCAAGGCATCGCCACACCCGCGACTGCTGCGCGTTTCATCAGCTCGGTGCGAAAAAACTCCTGGAACTGAACAGCCTCGACCGCCCATAGCTGGCAGCCGTGTTCGCGCTGTAGAGCAATGGCATCCGAGACGATGATGTCTGGCAGCCGTTTGCGGATCGATGCCTCGACCACGTCCAACCGACCTTCGATCCGATCGAACCCACCCACGAGGATAGCGCTCGGGTCGCGGCCAGCACCGGCACGGCCCAGGGACGGGTCGATCGCACCGAACAGGAGCCAGTCGCGCTGCTTGACGACCCAGTAGCACAGGTCGCGGAATGACCCGCCCGTGATCGGGTTTCCCTGGTATTCGCTCTCAAACGCCGCATGGTCGCCCGCGCGCTCTTTCATCAGGTAAAGCAACGGGTGCAGCTGCGGCCAGTTGATGACCGCACCCAACGCCATCTCGGCCGCATTCTGAGCGTAGAACTCCTCGGACGCAGGCTCATCGTTCAGGTACAGCTCTTCCCAGCGGTCCCACAGGTCCATGCGGTCTGGCCAGCGCACCAAGGCTTGGTAACGCGACACTTTCCAGCCAGGTTTGTTGGCGTAGCGGATGATGACCGCATCATGGTGCAGCACCGTGCCGGCATACAGGCAGTCCATCGTTCCATCGGTCGGGCCCAGCTTCAGAACCGCCTTCGCGATCCAGTTTTCCAGCTTGTCACGCTGCTTGGGGCTTTCGACGTTCTCGTCGTTTTCGACATCGTCGAGTACGACGAGGTCGGGACGATATGGTCCGTGACGACGGCCACGGATCTTCTTGCCAGTGCCAAACGCCTCGAACTTGACGTTTCCGCGGGTGACGATCACGCCCTCACGCCACATATGACCGACACCGCAACCATCGGGAAAGTCATAGGCCAGGCGCGGGTTGAACTGCAGCTCGGCCTTCACCGCCTCGATCATGACCGCTGCCTGCTCGAAGGCATCCATGATCAGACATACGTAGTGCTTGCGCTCTGTCAGGGCCGCCCAAAGCGGGGCCAGCATCGACACATGGCTGGACTTTGCAGATCCGCGCGGCGCAATGACCAGGCGCTTTTCGCCGACATCAGACGTCAGCATTGCGGGCAGGTCACGGTAAAGGTCCAGGTGCAACAGCGATGGATCGTGCGTCAGGTAGTGGGGGAAATAGGTTTCGCAGAAATAGCGATATCCGGTTTCGGGATCCTGCACGCGCGCGACGCGGGCCGCGCGCGCGGCTGCGTCGATCGGGAACGCATCGACCTCCAGTTCGATCTTGCGCCGAAAGCTCGCTGCAATCTGCGCGATACTGTCGAGAAAGGCTTCGGTCTTCATTCGGACAGATCCCGGCTCAGCGCCAAGGCAAACGGCTCCAATACCTCTTCGAACGCCTGTCCATGATGCGGGAACCGCTCGCGGATGAAATCGGCCAGCCGCTGGATCACGTCAGTCGCCACGGCCAGCGCTGACAGCTTGGGCGACGCGCGACCTGCAGCGCCCATCATCTTGTTGAAAGCATCCGCCAGGCTGGCCATCAGCTTCACGCGGTCCTCAGGCTTCATGTCCTCGTTCGTGCGCAGCTGAGACATCGTGGTCTGAAACATCTCGGCAAAACCTTCGACGGCGTCAGACACCATTTTCTCGTGGCCCTGACCTGCCATGACGGCAGCCGATCGCGCGACATCCCAGTCGTCACCCTCTTGCAGCGCCGCTTTTTTCCAGCGCGATGCGGTCGCGCGTGACACGCCAAGTTGCTGTGCGATCACGACCAGCGACAGACGCGACTGCACGAACATGGTGCGGGCCTTTGCGCGGGTCTGGGCGGGTTTCATTTGTCGATGTCCTTCAGCTGATCGTCGAGGGTCGCAATCCGGTCGAGCGCGATTTGCAGTTCATCGGCCCCGCGCTGAAACGCGGCAGCCTGTTTTTGGTCCGGTGTTCCGTCGAGGTGCCGCGCCCAGGACCGCAGCTCGTGCAGCACCTGGCGCGCGGTGCGCATCAATCCGGCGCAGGAGACGTGACGCTGCCGCCTTCCTCCTGCAGATACCGCGTCACGATCGTGCCCATTGTCTGATCGTTGGCCTGCTTGATGTACGCGATAGCGTCCGGGACAGACTGGCGCGCATGCGCAATTGCCGACGCCTTCAGCAGTTCAAGTCCAGCGGATGGGCTCTCCCGCAAGGTTGCACGAAGGCCAGAAATCAAAGCCTCATGAAGTGCCACCTGGTGGGCGCGCGAGATCTCCATCCCCGTGCGCCTGCGAAACTCGTTCGCGGCTTTGGCAATGTATGTGGTCAGGATCGCACCAAGTGCAGCGATGACGACAGGCTCCAGGACGGCCCAGAGGTTCAGCAGGAAGCTCATTGGCCTTGCCCTCCGGCTTCAAAGAGGCGCTGCTTCAACAGATACCCCTCGAGCCCCCAAATCTTTTCTCGCGCATCGGAATACGCAATCCGACGCCCGATCTCGGCATCAAAGTTCTCGGGCGATGCGCAAGCCGCCTCACCGATGACCGAGAAGCCATTCTTTAGCGATAGGCAGCAAACGGTCTTCTGCGTTCCGGGGAATACGTGATAGTCCACCCCGGCGATCGCACTGTCGATCAGATCAGGCGTCAGGCGCGCAGCGTTCAGTCCGCGCTCAACGATTGCCGCTTCGATTTCAGTTTCTGATTTTGACACGGTCACCCCTCCCTCAAGCCCGGTCATGGCGCGCAACAAGCGCCTTCAGATCATCCAGGAGGCCCCGCGAGACGTCTGGGCTTGGCGAGGCACCGGCTTGCGCCAGCCCATCGTTTGAGGCCTGCGCCAGCACGTCATCCCACCAGGCGGTGGCATTAAAGCCTGGGCACTGTGTTGCCGCACCGGGCATATCGCGATGCCCACGGACGACTGCGCCCGGAAACCGCTCCAGCAGGTCTGCAATCAAACCGGCCATTGCGTCTTTCTGAGCGTCGGTACGGCTGTCATACCCCAGGTTCATTGCCCCGCGGCGAACCCCGCCCTCGTAGCAAATGCCAATGCTGCTGTCGTTTTCGCCAAAGGAATGTGCGCCCTGCTCGAACCGGCCCGCCTGGGATAGGTCGCGGCCGGTTTCGATCGTGCCGTCCTTACGGATGAAATAGTGGTATCCGATTTCCTTGTAGCCGCGCGCGCGGTGCATCTGATCGATGTCGGCCGCGGTGAAATCACTCTCGATCGGCGTTGCGCTGTAGTGGATCACGATTGCCGTCACACGGCTGTCGAGAAGGTAGGTCATTCGGGCGCTCCAGATGGGTTTGGTCCCATCCGGTATCGCGCGCGCAAGGGTCAGCTGCTGGATGACCCTTCAGTCATTGGTCGTCGAGGAATGACAATTGTCGTGGATCAGCGCTCGCACTGACCTTGGGCAAGCCCGCTTCATGAATTCGGCGAAAAACCTGCCGTTCGCTGATACCAAGCCGGATAGCCACCTCCCGTACTGGTAGACTGCGCCCCAGCAATGACGTGATCTCGTCCAGTTCGACCTGCCCGGCATGAGGCTTCGAGATGTAGATCCGCTCGCCGCCAAAGTGCGCCATCAGCGCCGCGACCGCTTCGTCCGTCAATTTCATCAGGACGTGGTCATCATCAGGCATCGCCCTCGGAATATAGAGGGTCAGCCCCGACAGGATAGATGCCATCTCGTCGGCAACATCCTTACCACACTCGCGCACGACCTCAGCCATGTCGCCACGGTATTCGACCTTGCGGCTCATGGCCGGTTCCGTTCGTTGTGGATGTGGGGTTGCGCGAACATGCGCAGGCCGCGCCACATGATTTTGAACTGGGTGAAGTTGCCGCGCTCATCTGGACTGATCGCGCGCCAGAACCGATGCAGCTCCATGCGCTCACGATGGCGGGCCCAGCCGTCCGCATCCAGATCCACGGCCCTGGGAAACTCGGCGGGTGGCTGAGTCATGATGCGTATGGCACGTTTGGCTTCTTCGCTTTGCAGATCATGATCGGTCATGGCTTCTGCACCTCCGCCAGCTTGGCCTTCAGCGCGGCCAGTTCAGCGAGCGTGTCCTTATGACGATCGACCAGAGCGCTAAGTTCATCTTCGACTTCATTCAGGTCGGCTTGATATCCTTCGCACTGCTCGCATTCATCGACCGCTAGCCCTGAAGACGGTGCGTGCAGTGGCGCACCGAACGGGACACACCAAACGACCGTGCCAACCAGTTCGTCGCCAATCTTCAATTCGGAGCTTTCGTTGATTTCGATATCACGCATCTCTCTTCTCCTGACGCTGCATGGCCTTTAGAGCCTCGATCACGGGGTGGGCCTCTGCGGCCGTCAGCCACTCCGGATCGGCCTTGCCGGTCCGCGCCTCGACAAAGGCCAGCAGGCTCGACCGCTCAGGGTTGCGCCAAATGCCTTTGCGTTTCAGCTCACCCCAAAGGGCAAAAATGTAGCGGACATGACTTTTCTCGCTGGCTTTGCGGTACCGGCCGGCTGGGGGGCGCGCGGCAAAGCCCAGGCGCTTGAGCTCATTGATAACCGCCCGACGCTGATCGTCATTCAAACGGGCCGAGCTGCGCTGACCGGTGACGCGCTCCAGCAGATCGCGGTAGTCGTCATCGTCCATCGCCAATTGCTGACGTCCGATGTGAATTTGGGCTTGAAGGGGGTTCCGTGCCATGCGCTCAGTCCCGGCACCGAACGCATTTGGGATCAAAATCCGTCGATGCATTCATGAAGTTTTTTCCGCAATCCGTGCAAACGGCCGGTTCCGCCTGCGATGGTGGTATGCCCATGCGCACGGGCCCGCGGCCAAGCACATCAGCAGGTAGCTCTCTGTCGCGCATCTCGCGCAGCGCCGCCTGGATCGGCAGCACATCGGGTTTTGACGCAGGAACCAGCGCAGTGCTCGGTTCGGCTGATTGTGAGGCAACAGCTGGCGCAATGTCGCCCAGGAGGCGTGCGCGCGCAGGCAAGTCCAGCGCCTCGAGTTCGAAACGGCGCGCTTTGACCTCTGCCCCGCTCAGGAAACCCGCGACACCGCGTCGGCTGAACCCCATGCTCTCGGCGATATCGCTGGGGGCCTCACCTGCAATTCTGCGTATCAGGAACGTATCGCGCTGTGCGGCGGTAAACGATTTAACAGACGGAAGCTCTCCCGGTGTATCACGCTGCGGGGTCGGCTGCTGCTGCTCTGCCGGTACGATGTCTTCGAGCCGCAACCTCCGTTCGGGCTGTGCTTTCTTGACCGCGGGCACATCAGAAACGATCGGAGCCGTTTCAGGCTTCGCTCTGGCAGGCTGGACGGTCTTTTGCGCAGTGGGCGCAGGCGTTTGCCCCGCCTTGAGCGCCACAAATGCTGTCGCATCGTCTGCACTTTGAAATTGTGCGATGCGAACGGGCTGCATCTGGAACACCGCATAGGTTCCGTCTGATTGCACATCGATCTGGTACATGGAGGGCCTCCTTGGGAATGGTGCGGTTCCGGGTTTGTTCCCGGAACCGCTTGCGCTCAGCCGTTCATCTTCTCCGAAAGCGCGCTGGACGGCTTGAAGGCGGCCGTCCGTTTGGCCGCGATCTCGACGGGCTCACCAGTGCGCGGATTGCGCCCCGTCCGGGCCTTGCTGTCGCGCACCTTGAAGGTGCCGAAACCGCGCAGTGTAACCTCGTCGCCTGCGACCATCGCTGACCAGATCGTATCGAGGAATGCGCCGATGTGGCGCTCGATATCGACCTTGGTGTCACCGGTCTGTTCTGCGATTTGATCGATCAGGTTCGTTTTCGTCAGTTTGTTCATTGTCGTCTCCTTGGGGTGAGGCCGGTCATGCGGCCAGGGTTGCACCAGGGTCGGTGAGGACCCCGATCGTGACGAAGCCCTCGAGGGCTTCCATCCAGACCTCTTTGGCGGTCTGGTGTTCGGTCAGTTCATGACACAGCGTCAGACAGGCCATCGCCTGTGCCAACAGGGCAGGCTCTGTCACCACCGGCCCTTGCCAGTCGAGGAAGTGGATCATCTCCGCTTCAAGCGCTGCTTGGTCAGCGATCCGTGTCAGCGTGATGTTTGGTGTGAATTCGACGCCCCATGCTCGCGCAATGGCATCATCGACGCACTTTTTGGCCTGATCGATGCAGCTGCGAACAACGCTCGGCCCCACAGGCAAGCTTTGCTGCCCGGCAAACTGAACAGCTGGTGTTGTCCAGTCACCCAAGAAGGCCTCGTGCCCGTCGTGCAGGAGCCCGGCCGCTTGTGCCATCTCGCTGCCGCCTTGCGCCTCGACCAAACCCATCACAACCAGGCTGTGTGCAGCCACCGACCACGGCACAGGCGTTCGTCCGTTAAACCGGTTGATCCTCGAAAGCGGCCCGGCAAGCTGTTCTGCGGTCAGCTCTGCAGGCTTCAACGACCACAGATCCACCACAGCACCACGCTCCACGGCCGTAATAACCGACCGCGCGATCATAGCGACCGCTCCATCTCTTCAAGCGCGTCAGCCAGATTTCGCAGGAAAGGTGCAATCCGCTCATGCGCCTCGGACCCCGAGTGCTCCATGACGACGCCCTCGATCAGCTTTTCCTGCGTAACCTCATCGACAGCCATGTTTGCGAGGATTTGGATGAGAGCGTCCGGCTTCTCCCAGAGCGCGTGAAAGATATCCTCGGGGCTGACGGAAATGTTGAGCCAGCTCATGCTGCCACCTCCCGAACGATCTGCCAGGTTGGCAGACTGATCCGCTGAATGCAGCGATGCGGGATGGCGACCGTCACTTCACTGTAGACGACGCGAACGCCTTGTTCCGTGCCCGCGTGCGTTCGCAATTGCGAACCTTCGACCGACAGTCCATCTGCCAATCGCGCTTTCGCCTCGTCCCAGCTGCCGTCAACCTCGATGATGTCAAAGTAGATTTCGTCACGGCAGCGCGCTTCGGGGATCAGGTGAACCTGAATGATGGTTTTCATGGTCATGCCCTCGCCAGATCGATGACCACAGGCTCGAACTTCGCATCATGCGAGGCGCGCTTGTAGCAACGAACGTAGGTGGTGGACCCGACCGTGCGGATCGCGTCACGGATCGCATCCATGGCACGGTTCCAGCGCGCGTCATCGATGTCGAGCTTGAGCAGCTTGAACACTTCGGCCCGATTGATCTGACCTTCCTTGTCAGTGTTGAAGGCGTTGGTGATGACACTGCGAATTTCCGGGCGGCTGTCGGCGGACCACTCGCGCAGGCATTCATCCGTCAGGCCCTTGGCGACCTGCAATTCAGGCCCGAATTCGAGGTGGTCAGATACCGCGACCTTGACCTGGTACAGACCGTCGACACTGGTGAATGTCTTGTTGCCTTTCTTTCCGCCGATCGACGCATTGTACTCCTGTGCCAGCATCGCATCGAACGCCCCGATCCGGTTGAATGTGGCTTCCTTGAAACCACTCACGGCGTCCGACAGCGTCATCGCGTCGCCCACGATCTCGCGCACCAGCTCGTCTTGCAGGAGGTGCTGCGCCTTGATGTTTTCGACAGGTGTCAGCCCGCCTTTGCCGTCGCCCATGTAGACCTTGCCATGGACCTCGATGCGGCCGTCCGGGATGGCGGGCGTGTCTTGCGGTATTGTCTGCGTCATTGGGTCAGTTCCTTTACTTTCGCTGGATTGAGAGGGCAGGTCTGACAGGCCGTCCAATGGCGCAATCTGTCAGAGCTGTTGGTGGGCATCGCGCCGATCGAGGCGCGCTTGCATTCGTCTGCGGTGATGGACCGCTTCAGGTGCGGGCAGGGCACCAGGCCGCCGAATATCTCGATCACCCGGTTTTCCACGTTCGTGGTCGGCGCCGGATACTTGCCATGCACGACAAGGCTGACAGTGGTCCGACCAAATCCCAGGCGGTCGGCTGCCTCCTGGATCGAGGTACGGATGCATTCGTCCTTCAGCTGCCGCAGCCAGTCCGGATCGTCCGGCAGGATGGCGAATTTCGGGGCGGGACGCGCGCGCTTGGCCATCATGCGTCCTCCCGTTCAGGTGCGGGTGTGAGGGGAATGTCCCGCTTAAGATTGGGATCATGAAGAACGCCCGATGCACGCCGAACGGCCGGGGCGGCAGATCCGGTGTCTTCAACCAGCGCGTATTGGCGCGGTGAGCTGCCACCGGTCACCGAGGCACGCCCCGGACGGTAGACGACCCGCACATAGCCTGCTGCCACCAGCCCCGCGATATACCCGCGAATGTTGCGCGGATTTGCTGGGCTGGCTGGCGTGCTGACAACCGTCATGATGGACGCATGGGTGAAGCGACGTTGGATACGGATCGCCTTCCAGGCGCGCTCATAGGGCAAAGGGTCGATACCGCGCCGCGGCTTTTCACGCTGACAGGTCAACATCGGATCGAGCGTCGCACCCGGGACTGCCAGGGCCCGGTGACCAGCCGCAGACAGACGATACCGCCCTCTGCCCCTGCGTATTATGAGCCCTTTGCCGACCAGCTTTCGGGCCAGCGACTGCGCGTTATCCTTGCTGAAATCATGCGCGATGCCAGGTTCATCCGCACGCACAAGCGTACACCCGGATTGCTCCATCGCGGCGATCGCCTCCAGCATGATGCGTTCCTTGGTCCGAGCCATCAAACTGCACCCCGGACGATGATCGGCTGGCTGGTCGCGCGGTCGTTGATCAGCTGGCGACCATCCATCTCGGCCAGTGTCAGGCCTATCTCCGGATCGGCAGGCGGGTTGCGCATCGCAACTTCGTCCAGCGATACGATCGCCTCCATCAGCTCGCGATTGTAACCACCAGTCGCCTTGTGAACGAAGTACACGAGATCATCGGCAATCTTGACCCGGCAACGTTCGTTCAGGAAGCGACGCACATCGTCCACATCCGCAGGCCGGAACCCAACATAGCGAGAGACCCGGCTGCTGACCTGCGGAAACCGCTTGAGCTGGTCACGGATCGTGCCCATGCCGACCAGGATGACCGGAACAGCCGCCAGATCAGTGATGTCGCGGATCAGCTCGACCATCGACGCCTTCTTGGCGACGTGATCGGCTTCGTCGATGACCACGGCGAATTGCCGCTTGGCCATGTCAGCAGATTGTGCCTGGCGACTCAGCGTTGCCAGAACCGCGTTCATCCGCTTTTCCTGCCCGTGCGGCAGTGCCTCCTGGCATTCGGTCAGGATTTCGCCCAGCAGCCAGTAAGGCGTCCATTCGGACTTGGCGCGCAGATACACGCACCGTTCTTGGACGGCCCAGCGGCTCAGGATCGTGGTCTTGCCGAGGCCGGGCTTGCCGTCGATCACGACGAGGCGGCATTCCTCTGCACCGCGCGTATTCAACCCGCGCAGGCCATCCTGAAACCTTTGCCAGTTCTTCGTCTGGACGAAGCTATTTGTCATGGGGGGGGTACTCCACTCTGCTCTTTGAAAGTTCGCATTTTCGCGCGCAGGGCCTCGGGGTCGTACCCTGCGTGCTTCATGAGGTTGTCGCCCACGCCAAAGCGCAGGAAACGGACCATCAATTCGTATCGGCCTTCGGTCATCTCCATCCGACCGCTCAGCAGATCAGCTGACAGCAGCAGATCTTCCGAAATAACCTCGTCGTCCGGATCGGGCGTGCGCTCGACAACGCGGGGCCGAACACGAACCGGCTCGGCAGCGGGCGGCAACACCTCGGGCAATGTCTCTTCGGGCGCGGCATGTTCGATGAATAGCGGCGCACGCGCGGCGTCCTCGACAGCCTGCATCTTGACCGCAAGCCGCTGACGCTGACCCTTCAGGCGGCGCTCCTGGGCGGCTTCGACCATCGGACGCGGCATGTAATGAGTGCTGTTCCCGGCATATTCAGCCACACAGATCAGACCGCCCATCTCGCCATCGTCGCCGAGCGAACGCACCCAGACACGCTGCGCATCATGAATGTCGTACCCCACCAGAACCTTGAGGCCGTCGTAGGGCTGCAAATCCGGGTGGAAATAGATGTTACTCAGGAACTGAACCTCGCCACGGCGCGCGGTCCGCTCCATATGAGGCCGGAACAGATCATCGATCTCGACTGCGGTTGGCACAAAAGGTGCAAACCCTGCGGCCTCGGCCTCGGCCCATGCCTGGTTCGGACTGCGCGCGATCCAGCGGCCGGTCGCGCGATCGCGGACCCGCAGGGCATCGTGCGGTGCATCGTTGTAGGCCGCGACAACAGCAGCGGCCCGTTCCATGAACAGCTCCCAACCGCAGACACGGTGACTGGTCCCGACTTCGCGAATGTCGCGCCGCGTTGCGCGGTGCATGACGTTGGCCGCCTCGCGATCCATGGGCGCGCCGAGGTAGGTGTCGAACTCCTGCGCAAACGGGTTCCAGACTGAGCCGTTGAACCGCTCGATGATCCCGCGCGCCTGGCTGTTGTACGGCAGCGAATGGCTTGTCGTGGTGCCGAGGCGCGCGCAGAGGCCGTGCACAGGCCCATCCATGCGGGCGTTGCGATAACCCGGACCATTGTCGGAGTAGAAAATCGCCGGGATCCCGCAATCGGTGACCGCCATGCGAACGGCATCGGCAACCGCATCGGTGTTTTCGGCCAGCGACAGGCTCCAGCCCACGCAGCGACGCGTGGCCACGTCCAGGATCGACGTGATCTCTGGCTTGAACGGCTGGCCGTGGACGGGATGCGCGATCTCGGCGTCGAACAGCTTGCCGTCGGCGATGTAGACAGCGGTCGGGTCCAGCATCGATGTATCGCGGCGCTTGAACGCCATACGGGCCTTCAGCGCATTCGCCCCTTCACGCCCGCGATGGGCGTCAAGATACCGCTCGGTCCCTTGTAGCGATGCAATAGCCCGCTTGCATTGGGCATAGGAGACCGGCTCATTGACGAGACCCGACTTCAGCAGGTCGGCGTGGGCTTTCTTCAATGCGGGCTTCTGCGGGCGGCAATAGAACCGCAGCAGACGCGGCAGCCAGGGCCAGGCATCGTCGGCGCTGGCAGGACGCGTATTTTGTGGTGCGAGCGCCGCAACGCCGCCCTCGCATTGCTCCTTAATCCAACGATAGACCGCGGGCCTGCTTAGACTGCGACGCCCCTTGTCGTTCGCATCGCCGCACGCGTCGAACAGGGGGGCGCTCAGCACGCGTTGGTGTTCAGGCAGGGCGGTATCGCTTTTGAAATCCGCGATCAACGACAGGATCGCCTGGCGTTGGCTCTTGCCTTCGGTGATGACGCGGCGCTGAACCTCCATCAGGACCTGGGCGCGGGCTTCCATGACCCGGCGACGACGGCCCGACAGGGTGGTGACCGGATCGGCCTCGCGCTTCAGAGCCGGTGGCTTGGGGGCCGCAGGGGTGAGGGCGCGTTCGCGGCGCAGTTCCCAGTCGGCCAGGGCCGCAGGTGGCAGACAGGTGACGTGGTATTCCCAGCCGCCACCGCGGCCAGCGCGCTTGCGGGCTAGATTGGGCCCCAGCTTGCGCCATTCGTCCTGCCGGGCGCGCGCTGTGATTTTCTGGGTAGATTTAGGTAGGCCTTCAAGGCCCATCGCCGCAATCTCGGCGGCTGTCATCCATTCCTTCATGCTGAGCGCCTTTGCTGATGGATGCGATCGGCCTTTTCGGCCTGCAGGGCACGCAACTCTGCCTCCAGCAGGTCGAATTCGATCAGATCCGCATAGGCGTCAGGCACCACGGCACATCCCGCGGGACGCGCGACGAAATCGACCAGTTCAGGCATTTCGACCGCTGCGATCAGCGCCATGAACCGTTCCAGCGTGATCCGGTGATCGGTCCGCGTCTGGGCGGCATAGCCGTTCAGCATATGCACACTGACCGGGGCACCCAGGTAATCCGACATACGGCGCGCAATTTCACCCCGACCCAGGTCGCTGGCCTTTATCGCCCAGGCCACGACCAGGCTGATGCGGTCTGTCAATGTAGGTGCTGTCGCGACGCCGTCAGGCAGCCGGTGGCGGGCAGGCATGGCCCAGCCCTGGGATGGGGTGAAATAGGCCATCAGATCAAACCCGGACGCTTGCGACGACAGACGTCACACAGGCGGTGATGCGGGCCCTCGGATTTGATGATGGTCTGACAACACATGCATGGTCGTTCGCGGGTCGTCTTTGACCTGCGAAATTCCTTGGCAAGAATACCCATCCGAGCTGCAGCGACAGAATAGCTTTCTGTTTCGTGGATGACGCTGTCTGTGCGGGTGTCGATAACATGGTAGGCACCTCCTTTGCGGCCGATCGCAAAGGGTGGATCGGCCTTTAGGATTGTGATCGCGGATTTCAGGGCGTGCTGGATGACGGGTCTGACAGCGTTCATCTGCCACCCTCCGAAATCATCTTCCGGCGATATGCAGCCAAATTACGAATTTGAATTGCCATTGTCCGGTCGGTTTCTTTTGGCGACAATTCCAGATCCCGCACGTCTTTTGCAAAATGCCGGGCAGTCGCATTTACCTCGGCAACGGAATTGCAGCGGTTCAGTGCGGATTTGATGTCATCGACAATCCAGTCATCCGGCTGGCGATGCGGGTGGCGATCGAAATCGGCGAATTGGGGGGATGTCTGCGCCATCGGTCAGCCTCCGAACAGGAATGCATCGGCCAGCGCCGCAATCACCAGGATCGCGACAATGGCGTAGACAAAATGCAGCCCGATCGGGCCACGATCCTCCTGCGCCCATTCAGGGTGTTCCGGCAGGCTGTCGTTCAGGCGGTCCTCGTGTTCCTCATTCATCATGACGACACCCGTGCGCCCAGGTGCAGCCGACCCATGGCAGCCAGCGCCCCCAGCAGCGTTTCGCGATGCGCCAATGGCGGATGCCACCCCCAGTACCGCAACTTGTCGATGGACAGATTGCGGACCTCATAGCCGGTGTCCGCCTTGACCACGGCCAGGTGACCGGTCCGCTTCAAGACATCGCCGGGGTTGGCACAGGCATGGTCGCTCAACGCGACCTCGCGGAATGACACGGCCGTGACGCGCGGGTTTGATGCGATATGTCCCAT